TTTGAAAACCCCCACACCCCCTTTCTATAAAACCCAGCGGCTTTAGCCCTGGGATACATGGACTCCCCCACGTGCTCCGAAGGAGCACATAGCATGGTGGGCAGGCGGCAACGAACCAAGAATCCCACGCGCTTTAGCCGTGGGAGTGTCAAAGGAGCCAGAGCCTTAATCCTTGGCTCTCATCATCCCCCAGCGCCGATCTCGAGCCGGTGCTCGCCGGTCTCGTCGCGTATCGTCTGCGCGGCCACGGCCTGGCGGTAGTAGATCGCCGCGATCCGCCCGCGCTCCCGCGCCGACAGCGCGTGCCACCACTCCACCACCTCGCGCGGTCCGGTGAGCTTGTCGGTGCTGGTCGCCTCGCCCGGAGCCAGCCGCCGTGCCGCCCGTGCCGCCGCGGTGCGGCCCTGGCCCTCGTGCTCGAGGAGTCGCTCGGCGTAGCGGATGGCCGCGTCGAGAGACTCGTGGAGCCGGGAGTACCCCCAGCGGCTCCGGTTACGGCGCTGCACGCCGTAGAGCGTGCCGCCGGGGTGCGCCTCCTCGGTGACGCGCAGTCGAGGAGACACCAAGGCCCAGCGCACCATGTGCGGCGCGCCGGGCTTGGCGGGTTGCCACTGTAGCTCTGGTATACTCTCCATGTCTCTCCTATGGGACAGCCCCGCCCGATGGTCACGGGCGGGGCGATTTTGTTTACTCCATCTCCCGGACGGTAGCACGACTACCGTCCGCCCACTGGGCGCGCCAAACGTACGCGCCCACCTGGTCTACACTTGTTGCGGACTGGCACCCCTGCCAGTCCGAGAACAGCGCCACGGCCTCCCGCGCCGTGGCGGCCTCGAGGGTGACGATTTCACCCTCGGCTACAATCTCGTACCGGCTCAAACTGCAAGCATTTGGTTACAACTCTGTACTCGGTACAAAAATATAGCCGGACGTTGCCAAAATCGAACATCCGTCGTACTCTAAAAAAAACGCTAGAGTCCTGTAGTGTCTCGAGCCGCCAAAGAGGCGGATTTTATGCCGCGACAGCCGTACAAACGCACCGAGGCTCGCAAAAACGCCGTGCTCGAGGCGCTGCGGCAGGGCCAGACCCGGGCCGCCGCGGCGGCCGCGGCGGGGATCAGCCGCGACCTCCTCGCCACGATGCTCGAGGAGGATCACGCGTTCTGGGAGGCCGCGGCTCAGGCCGAGGGCCAGGCCGAGGCCAGATACGCGCGCAAAATCCACGAGGCCGCCGACACCAACTGGCAGGCGGCCTCGTGGTGGCTCGAGCGCCGCCGCCCGCACGACTACAGCCTGCGCCAGACCGTGATCGTCCAGACCCAAAAGGCCATCGACGAGCTGCTCGAGTACGTCCGCTGGCGCGAGCCGGAGCTGCACGCCCGGCTTGCGGCGCTGCTGCTGACCCGCGCCGCCGAGATGCCCCAGGACGAGTAGGATTATGTTTATGGCGTAGCGTGTCCAGCACGGGGTTTGGTAGCGCTTGGCCCCGGCCTGGAGACCGCCCCGCCCCGCACTCTTACGCCCCCAACATACCGTGACGATCTCCTACGTATCGCTGTGGCGGCGGGCCATGGCCCGCCAACAGGCGGCCGGGGGCGCCCCGCCCCCCTGGCCCTGGCCCGGAGCCCGCGCCGAGCAGCTCCCCCCCGCCGGGGACTGGCAGACCTGGCTGATCCTCGCCGGCCGCGGCTGGGGCAAAACCCGCACCGCCGTGGAGTGGGTGCACTACCGCGCCTCGACCAAACCCCGCCGCCTGACCATCGCCGCCCCCACCGCCGCCGATCTGCGCGACATCTGCGTGGAGGGAGAGAGCGGCCTCAAAACCATGCACCCCGAGATCGTGTACGAGCCGAGTAAGCGCCGCCTCACCTGGCCGTGCGGCTCGGTCGCCACGCTGGTGAGCGCCGACGAGCCGGAGCGGTTTCGGGGATTGCAGCACGACACGGTGTGGTTCGACGAGCTGGCGGCCTCGAGGTATCAGGCCGAGGCGTGGGACCAAATCCTGTTCGGCCTGCGCCTGGGCGACGACCCCCGGGCGCTCGTGACCACGACCCCCCGCCCGACCCGGCTCATCCGGCAGCTCTCCGCCGACCCCCGCACCGCCGTGACGCGGGGCAAAACCAGCGACAACGCGGCCAACCTCGCCCCGCAGTTTTTGGAGGCCGTCACCGCCCGGTACGCCGGGACGCGGCTGGGGCGGCAGGAGCTCGAGGGGGAGATTCTCCTCGACACCCCCGGAGCCCTGTGGACCTGGGCCGTGCTGGACGCGGCCCGGGCGCAGGCCGCCCCCGAGCTGCGCCGGGTGGTCGTCGCCGTGGACCCCGCCGCCAGCTCCAACCCCGACAGCGACGAGACCGGCATCGTGGTCTGCGGCCTGGGGGCGGACGGGCTGTACTACGTGCTCGAGGACGTCTCGGGCATCCGCACCCCCGACGGGTGGGCGCGGGCCGCCGTCGCCGCCTTTGACCGGCACAAGGCCGACCGGGTGGTCATCGAGACCAACCAGGGCGGGGAGATGGCCGTGCAGACCCTGCGCACCGTGCGCCCCCACCTGCCGATAGAGCCGGTACACGCCTCGAGGGGCAAGCAGACCCGGGCCGAGCCCATCGCCGCTTTGTACGAGCAGGGCCGGGTGCGCCACCTGCCGGGGCTGGAGACCCTCGAGGCCCAGCTCACCTCCTGGAGCCCCGCCGAGGGCTCCAGCCCCGACCGCCTCGACGCGCTGGTGTGGGGCCTGACCGCGCTGGTCGGGACCCCCAGCGGCCCGGCGTTCGACTTCGTGTAGTTTCCGCGCGGAAACCGCCGTTATGTCCACAGCCTGTCTCAACCGCCCCGCCGATTTACGCCGATAACGTATGAGCTGGCTCGCCCGCCTCAACCCCTTCCGCCGCGCCGGTAAGCCCGAGCGCCCCGGCCTGTACCCGCTGCTCGGGGCGGGCTGGGTCGGCTACGGGCAGAACGCCCGGCGGGGACTCAACCAGTACTTGAGCGACTGGGAGCGGGTCACCTCGAGCTTCGGCTGGGTGCGCCGGGCGGTGATCCAGCGGGCCGACGATTTGAGCGCCCTGGCGGTGACGGTCGAGGTGCGAAAGGGCAAGGACTGGATTGAGGCCCCCGAGCACCCCCTGGCCCAGCTCCTCCGCCAGCCCAACCCCTGGACGCCCTGGGCCGATCTGTGCCACGTCTGGGTGCAGCACATGGATTTGCTCGGCAAGGCGGCGTGGCTGGTGCTAGAGGACAGCCGGGGGCTGCCGCTGGAGCTGCACACCCTCTATCCCTTCCGGCTGTGGCCCGAGCCGCACCCGGTGAACTACATCTCCCGCTGGCGCTACAACGCCTTCAGCGGCGAGGTGCAGTTCTACGCCGACTTCGGCGGCAAGCCGGACCCGTCGGGGCGGGAGGTGCTCTACGCCCGCATCCCCGACCCCACCAACCCCTACGGGGGGGACTCCACCGTCCAGGCCGCCGGGAACAGCATCGGCCTCGACGCGGAAATCCGGAGCTACGCGAAATTCTACTTCGCCCAGAACGCCACGCCGGGGCTGGTGATGGAGACCGAGCAGCCCTACCCCGGCGCGGAGATGGCGCGGGCCATGGCCGACGACTGGAACCAGAACTACCAGGGGGCGGTGAACGCGGGCAAGACCGCCCGGTTGTGGGGGGGGTTCAGGCTCAAGAGCGTGGCCCCGGCGTTCCGGGAACTCGAGTACCCGGCCCTCGCCAAGACCACCAAGGAGGACATCTTCGCCCACTTCGGCGTGCCGCTGTCCATCGTGGGGGACAACCCCAAGGGCGCTCTGGGCGGGGAGGCCGCCGACGCCGAGCGGCTGACCTACCAGCGCCACGCCCTGGAGCCGGCACGCCGCCGCCTCGAGCTGACCCTCATGCGCCTGGCCGCCCGCTACGGCCCGGACGTGCGGGTGGTGGTGGAGTCGGCCATAGACGAGGCGGTCGAGCAGGAGCAGGAGGAGATGCGCTGGCGCTACGCCAACGGCGTCATCAGCCGCTCGGAGTACCGCGAGTGGGCCGGCGAGGAGCCCGACGGCCAGCCCGACGTGTACCTGGTGCCCTCCACCGCCGTGGTCGTGCACGATTTTGCCCCGGCCGACAGCGGCCCGCCCCAACCCTCCGACAAGCCCGAACTCCCCCCCGGGGACGACCCGGCGAATCCCGAGACCCCCGACCTACCCACCCCCCCGGCAGACCTCCCGGACGCCGAGGCCAAGGCCCGCAAGAACCGCTACCGCGCCCAGTTCGCCGCCGAGTACAAGCGGCTCAAGGCGCGGGGCCTGGAGCGGCCCGACGCGGCCTTGAGCTCGGCGTTCGACGCCGAGTGGGAGCGGCTCGAGCCGGGTCTGTCCGCCCCGGCGCGCAGGCTCCGGGAGTTCGCGCTGGCGAAGGCGGGCCGGGTGGACGGGTACGAGGCGCTGAAGAGCGAGGGGGCCGCGATATTGGCGGGGAGGAAGCCGTGACGCACCGCCCCGCCATGGAGCAGCGGCTCGTCTCGGGCCGCCGCCTGTACCGGGTGACCTGCGCGTGCGGCTACAAAACCGTGTGGGCCTGGCAGCCGGAGCACGCCTTGCAGATGTACCGCAAGCACCTGCCCCGCCGCGATAACGCCATGCTGGGGGCGAAGGAAGGGATGAGATGATACGACAGCTCACCACCACCATCCGGGCCGTTGAACGCGAGGGAAACGGCGACCTGATCGTCGAGGGCGTCGCCAACGACGCCACGGTCACGGACTCTTACAACACCCGGTTCGTCTTCACCGACGCCTGCTTAGAGCGCACCGGGAACCCCATCGTCCTGTTCAACCACGACCCCGACGCCCCGATAGGCCGTGCCCTGTCGCTCTCCCGCACCGCGAGCGGCAGCCTGGCGATCAAAGCCCGCGTCGAGCCCGAGGCCAGGACCAAGATGGGCCTCTGTGTCGGGGATTTGGTCGAGCGGGGCGTGCTGAACGGCTTCTCCATCCGCTTCGACCCTGATGCGGACTACAAGCCGGGGCGGGAGTATGACACCATCACCCCCAACTACCTGCCGGAAATCTCGGTGGTCACGCTGCCCTCCAACACCGCCAGCACCTTCACCCCGGCGGTGCGTTCCATTCTGGAACAGTTGGAAACCACCCCCGAGGGCCAGGCCATCGCCGCCGCGTACCGCCTCGCCACCGCGCCCGAGGGGGAGAAGTGGAGCAAGCCCGCGCTGAAGGACTTCACCGACAAACCTTGGGACGAGCTGAGCGCGGAGGAGAAGGCCCACATCGCCTCGCACTTCCTGTACGTGCCGGAGGGCGACTACGGCTTCTCCGACCTGAAGCTGCCCTACAAGAACGCCAAGGGCGAGGTGGTCTGGGACGCGCTCAAGGCCGTGGCCTCGCGGCTCCCCTCCGCCGACATCCCCGAGGCGGCCAAGGAGGCGATCGAGGCCAAGCTCGAGGGGCTGTACAAGGAGTTCGGCAAGACCTACCCCGAGTCCGAACAGGACCCCGAGCGCGGCATGGCCGCGTCGCCTACGGCGATACCCCCCGAGCGCGGCATGGCCCCCGACCCCGCCGCCCGCGCCGGGGCCAAGTTCTCCAAATCCACCCGCGAGTGGCTGATGGGCCACGTCAAGACCCTGCGGGCCGCGTGCGACGACATGGAGCGGGCGATGGGCGAGCCCGAGGCGCCCGAGGCCCCCGAGCGGATGAGCCTCGAGGAACTGCGCCTCGCGCTGCGCGAGGCGGTGCGGCCCGAAATCGCCGAGACCCCCGCCGGCCTGACCCTCGAGGACGCCCGCGCGATCCTGCGCGAGATCACCGCGAACTAACAACCCACCCCACCCACAAGCCCCCAGGCGAGCCCTGGGGGCTTTCGTTTGGCTCCCGGGCGCTACCCCGCCCGGCAGAACCCGCCGAACCGACGGCAACCCGGCCCCAAGCAACCCACACCCGAGGTAACCCCATGGAAACCGAACACATCAAGCAGCTGTTCAAGGAGGAGCTGGCCGCCGTCCGCGACCAGATTCTCAAAGAGGAAGGCCAGAAGCGGGCCGAGCTCGAGGCCCGGCTCGAGGAGCTTTCCAAGGAGCGGGAGATCCTCTCCCGCCGCGCCGCCATCTACGGCGGGGAGATGACCC